ATTTATTGCCTCTCCCCCTCGGACTTCAAAATTTATTAAATTTGACTTAGCGAGATTTTTCAAATCCGAAACAGTACCGCTTCGCGGAGTTTACAAAAACAATTTCAACAATTTATTATTTTTATTCTATCTTCACTGATTCTTGTTACATCAGGTAAAAAATTACAAAATACAATTACATGAACATTATGACCATCGTCTCTAATAGTACAAGGTTCATATTTTGTATTAATAATAACTCTATTTTTAATCTGTTCAATTACAGAATAATTAATATATTCTTCTCTTGTACATCTGGGAATATCAATGCATACGTGGCATGTGGGGTCCAATGAATAGCTGTAAAGCATATCTGTCGCTTTCCCTCCAGCTGTATACCACCAACCTTCCTTCAAGGTTAAGTATTTCGCAAACGCGCTTTTACCTTCTCCTCCATGTGGGCCATACACCCAAATAATTGTACGGTCATCTGGTTCCTGTTCAATCGTCTTCAACAATTCATCCTGCCATGGACGAAGATCGAAGTTCCATGTACAGCTTTCTCTAATCTTCTTCATCTGAACTCGCGATAAGCATCGCCTATATAATCCAGGATCTTCAAGCTTCATCTCTTCTGGGCCGTCTTCAAATCTTTCCATTAACTTACGTTTATGACTTCCTGATGAAATCCATGTTCCATACTCCCATGGTCCAGCTATGGCTGATTCTTTCTTTTGACAGTATTCAATAGCTTTCTTTGGAGCTTTAGCCATCTCCAGATGAGCTCCTGGAAGGAGCTCTTTCATTTTCTTCAGAGTTACATGTTTATTCATCTGAATATAACCTTGGAGATGATCGTGTCCGACTCTTTCATGTTGCCATATTGAATATTGTACGTCTGCCGTCCAGTTAATCTCAGGAATTGATCCTGAGAAATTTAATGTAAAACACCAGTGCGTTGCTCTTATACTAGGCATCCGTACAGGGGGAGAAGGTAAGGGGGAGGAGGTGCGGGTAATACTGAGCCGCACCTCCT